GAGAACGAAAGATTCCTGGCAAAAAATAACTTTACCTTTGCAACCTTATTTGGAGCAGGAAATGCTTCAATTGCAGTTGAAATGAGAAAGTCACCATTCTATGAAGCTTATGTTAGACAGTTTTATAATGTAAGAACAAAGAAAGTACAAACATGGACTCCTTACTTTGTTGATTTTTCTGAAGTCCATGTTAAAGAATGCCAAGATGAATTCTATACCCGATACCATATTCATAAAAAATGGCAAGACACTACTGTTGACTCATTTTATAAAAATGGTTATGTTGATAATCCCTTTGGTTTTAGACGTAGGTATCCGCTTGCACGTAATGAAATAATCAATCATCCGATTCAATCTACCTCATTTCTTTTACTTCTTGATTCACTTATCTTAATTGATAAGGAATTAACTAATAACAATTGGCAAACTCATTTGAATAATCAGGTACATGATTCTGGATTAGCAAATATCAATAAATATGAAGCTGGAGACTTCATTGATATGACAAATGACAAAATGGTTAACAAACCTCATCTACCCTGGACTCAAAAGGTTAAGATGAAAACTGATTGGGAATTTGGTCACAATTGGTTAGAAATGAAAAGAGTTAAATCAGCAGCAGCAGAAACAATCTTACATTAACCTTCAATAAACGAAAGGAGTAAAACTATGTTAAACCTAACGAACTTTCAGAAAGCTGGCTATGGCGCAATTTTTGTTGAAACAATGGAAATGAAAAGAGCAATTCGCTCAATTGAAATCGATGAACCATTTAAAACAAAATTGTGGAGTCCTATCCGTGGACTAATTAATAACTATCACAGTTTTTCAGAGGATGAACCAATGAATGCAATTGAAATCCTCCAAAGATCAGTAGGACAGCAATCAGATGGATCATTTGCTGCTGCTCCTCAAAACACCGCTTTTATAATGGAATCCTTTGATGAATTCATTGATACATTTGATGTGCTTCAGACCATCCTTGACATTTACGATATGCTCAAGGCAAATGCTACAATGCTTGTCCTGGTAGGTTCCAGCTCCGATTCAATTCCCTCCAAATTAAAGGAATTCATCCCTGTTGTAGAATTCCATATGCCTAATGAATCCGACATTAGAACAATTGCTGAAGGTATTGCCGAATCCTCAATTGATGGATTAGGTGATGAATATGCTGATAAGTTTGAAATCAATGATAGCATCATTGAGGCTTGCAAGGGTTTAACCTGGGAAGAAATTGAAAATGCCTTGGCAAAGTCTGCTGTTGAAACCAGATCATTTGATTACATGCATATTATGGAACGCAAGCAATTGGTCATTAAACAAACTGGATTCATGCAATTCATTGAACCCGAATCAATTGAAAATTTAGGTGGTCTGGAAAAATTCAAAACCTATTGGGAATTACGGGCTGAACCTTTTATCAATGATAATTCCAATAAGCCTAAAGTTAAAGCTGTTCTTTGTGCTGGTTTTCCTGGTACTGGAAAATCTCTTGGAGCAAAGGTATTGGGATCTATCCTCAATTGGCCTGTTATTCTATTTGACGTTGGTGCGGTCAAAGAGGGCATTGTCGGTGAGACTGAAAAGAAAATGCGTAAAGCTACTTACACAATCGATTCAATTGGAAGATGCATTGTTGTAATGGATGAGATTGAAAAATTCTTTGGTAGCTCATCAGGCAATGGTGTTAATGTATCCAGTTCTGGAGTCGATGAAGGTATGCTTGGTCATATGCTTACCTGGATGCAGGAACGTAAATCAGAGGGCATTCTATATGGTACTGCTAATAACCTGGATGCTCTGCCTCCTGAATTCAAACGGGCAGGGGGTCGATGGGATACAATCTTTTTTGTCAATCTTCCCAATCCAGATGAAATTGAAGAAATCATTTCAATTCATAATAGAAAGTATAAATCACAAGTTCCTTCAGATTCTAAATTCTGTAAAGCATTATCTGATGATGGATGGTCTGGAGCAGAAATTGAGCAATTGGCAAAGGATTCTCATTATGAACCAGTTAATGAATGCATTAAAAACATTCCTATTCTTTCAAAACATGAATCGGATAAATTTGAACGTACAAGAAAACTGGCAAAAATGTACCGTTGGGCCAATACCAAAAAAGAAACAGGAAAAATCAAACCAAGGAAATTAAAACTTAGTTAATCAATTGGGCAGGTAGCCAAATGGTTGAAGGCAGCAGACTGTAAATCTGTGACATTAGAAACGCTGGAGGTTCAACTCCTCCCCTGCCCACCAAACAAAAGAAAGGAGAAACCAAATGACTAATGAAGAAAAACTTACCAGAGCAATTGATGAGATTTACATCATGACCACACAAGGATTAAAAGCCCAATTGATGCGTGAAGATCGTAATTTTTTACAATGCTGGAAAATTGCATTGAGAATTTCTGAACGCATTAAGGAAAAATGCAAAGAAGCAAAGGAGGTTCTTAATGAGTCATAACGAAGTAATTGAATTGGAAGTGACAGATCTTAAAACCCTGGCAAATACTGCTAAACGAATGGGTGGTGAATTAACCCTCAATGCCAAAACTTATAAATGGTTTGGTAGAAACGTAGGGGACTACCCTTTACCGGAAGGCATTGAAGTTAAAGATCTTGGCAAGTGTGAACACAAAATCAAATTCCCTGGAATCAATTACGAAGTTGGGGTAATTAAATCCAAAACCCAAAAAGGTGCCTATTCATTGCTTTGGGATTTCTTTGATGGAAGTCTCAAAAATAAAATGGGTGGATCTAAAGCAATCACCTTCATTCAACACTATACAATGGAAAAAACCAAACAGGCAGCAATGACAAAAGGCAGACTTTGCAGAGAATCAGTAATCAAAACCCAATTGGGTGAAAAACGCCGAATGGTAATTAACGTTTAAAAGGAGGTAATTGAATTATGCGAAAACAGATTATTGTAGAAGTCGATGAAAATGGTAAGATTCACTTTGAAACCGATGGATTCATTGGTGAAGAATGTGTTTCTAATGATGTTGTCAATCATGTTAAGAACGCATTAGGCAAAGGTCTTGGGCCGGAATTCAAAGCTGTATTCTACAAAAAGAATCAAGTAAGGACTGTTCATAAAAATTTCTGTGGGTAATTGAAATGGTTGACTTTTATACAGTTGTTTTTTTAATTCCTAAAACCGGAGATAGACTTGTAATTGATGGGGTTGAAGCTGAAGTTGAAATGAAAACTCAGTTTGAACCAGCAATTGTAACTTCATCACAATATGGTAGAGCTAAAAAAGCTACAAAACCATTAACCAGATTGGATATAATACTTGAAATGGCTACTCCAACTCCAGAACAATATGCAAAAATGAATAAAATGCTTATAAATGAAAAGTTATATCTTCATTTTCAAGATATTCATCCCAATCTAATTAGTGGTTATGTTAAAGGCATAACAATGGATCACCGTAAAACCACAATTAAATTTGATGGTAATACAATTGATAAAACCTACCATGACTATGTTGTAGAAGTATCAAATAAATTAAATAAACAACAATTGATATTGAGTCCTGAACCCGATCCTGGATTTAAGAAAAAAGTACATTTCAAAAAGAAAAAAACTATTCAGGATCTTAAAAGAAAGTTAACTTTTTAAAAACGAAAGGAGTAAATTATGGTTATGACAAGTTTAGCACAATTGAAAGACAAGCAAATACCTTATAAGATCGCAAATGGAGCAGGAAATGAAGTCAATATATTTGAATTGGGTACATTACTCCATTTTGAAACTCATTCCTGGCAAGCAAGAAAACGGTTGCCAAAAGACATTGCCAATAAGATTTCTAAAAAGGCTGAAGGTGAATGGGTCAGGGCCAATAAGATCCTAATCAACAGAGAACATTTACAGGAAATCAATTCAGTCATTACCGCAGCACGAAACTATGTTTGGGATGTATCCAATCCATTTCCAATCAAAGGAATCAACTTTATTGCCATTGCAATTGCTGAAGAAGCAAACAACAAACTCCAAGAATTCAGTAAACAATTACAGGATCATGTTAAACCCTTTGTAGCTCAATATAAAAAATATATTAGAGAGGCAAAAGAGCAATTGGAAAAAGATGATCTATTTGACAAAGAAGATTATCCTGATCCTGCTGATATTGAAGGGAGATTCTGGATCTATTGGAGAATGTTTGACATGGTAATTCCCTCCAATGCTACCGATGCCATTTACAAAGAAGAATCCAAACGAATCAAAAGTCTATTTACCCAAACCAGAACCGAAACCATCCTGGCATTACGTGAAGGATTCGGTGATCTTGTCACTCATTTAGCTGATACCATGAATGGTAAAAATAAAGGTGAGAAGAAACGGGTTCGGCCTGAAGCAATTGACAAGGTAGTTAGCTTTTTTGATACCTTCCAATACAAAAATGTATTTAAAGATAGTGAATTGGATTCCCTTGTTACTCAAGCAAAAGACATTCTCGTTGACATAGAACCCAAAGACTTGAGAGATGATAAATCCCTTGCAAAACTCATCAGTACTGAATTGGGAGATATTAAAGAACAATTAGACAGTTCAATTGAGACCTTTAAACGTAAACTAACTTTCTAAAAGGTGAGCAAATGGGTGTCCTATTGGAAGGATTCACAAAATATGTTGCCAGGGGTAGAGCAGGAACACCAAAGGTTTGCATTCGTAAATGTGGTCAGCTTGCTTTCAATAGTGGTGCAATCCTAAAGTATGATTTGGATGTTTATGATTATGTAATGCTTTTTATTTCTAATAATAAAAATAGAATAGCAATCAAACTTACTAACAATGATAAAGAAAGCGGTTTAATCAAAATTCAAAAAAGACCTGGAAGTTTTGCGTTTTCAGCAATTAATTTTTTAAAAGTACATGATATTGATTATTCAAAAACTTTAAATTTTGATTTTACTTGGATTGAAAAAGATAAAACCGCAATCTTTAAACCAAAGAGGTTAGACAATGCCATTTGACAATGAATTTAGTCTTGATCGGTATAGCCTGGAACTTGAGGCAGCACGTCAACCTGAAATGATTCGGAAATACGGAAAACTTGCTTCCAGGTACAAAGCTGAAGCATTAGATGAAAAACGTCAATTGGAAATCCTTGAAGGTGAATTATCTGAAGAATACAGACGTAATAAAAAAGAATATGGATTAATGAAAGATACTGACTCTGTAATCTTTAAACTGGTCAAAGGAGATCCAAAATATGAGGCGCAATATTATATTTGGCTATCTGCCCAACGTAGAGCAGAAGATGCTAAAAATGCGGTAGATTCTTTGATTCAGAAAGGTTTTATGATTAAGATTGAAGCTGAATTGTGGCTAAACAACTATTATTCCGAACCTGTTGTCTATAGTAAGAAACCAAAGCGTATTAGATTGGATGAAGCAGATGAGTACTAACTAACAACCAATTATTAAATAAGGAGAAAAATTATGTCATTATTAAGTGATCGATTGGGTAAGAAGAAACTAATCCAAACCAAAGGTAGAATCTCAGGTGGTGGATTAGCCTCCAAATTTCAAAGACGTTCTCAATCCGTTCTGGATAAAACCTATGAATCCAGAGAAGATCGATCCAAAGCTGGTGGTATGGGAAAACTGATATTTGAAAAAGAAATATTGGGAGAATTCGGAATTACTGAATTCCAACCTACTGCCGGTGATCGCTTCATAGAGATCCTTCCAATTAGTTTTGACCCCAACATACCTTATTTCAGAGAAACATGTGTACATTTCAGCGTAGGGTTCTCTCAGGATCAATTCATTTGCCCTCATCGATTCCTGGGCCAGAAATGTTATCGGTGTGAAGTACAACAGAGGTTATTCAGAGTCAATAAATCTGTAACAGATGAAATCAAAAGACTCTATCCATCAGACCGAATTGTTTATTTGCTTTGGGAACGGACAAAAGAATTGCTGGAAGAAGAACCTCCTGATTTTCACCTCCAATTATGGAATGCCCCGAAAAAGAAAGTCCATTCAAAAATTCAAAACCTAACAAGGGATAAGCTGAAAAGAACTACCCTGGATATTTCAGATGTTACAACCGATGAAGGACGAACAATTGGATTGACAATTGAAAGACAGGGTGATTTTCCCGATTACAGCGGTTTTGAACTCCACGCAAGGCAAGAACCAATCCCTGAAGAAATCCTTGAACAATTGGAAGCAATTATCATCACAGCAGAAGAACGGGGTTATAAAAAATATAGCCTGGATATGTTCTTCCATATTCCAGAATATGATGAAATCAAGGAATCTATGCTGACTGAAGAAGAAGATCCTTCTGAAGAAAAAACAGCAGAGGATACAACACAAACAAAAAAATTCCCACGTCAACAACAAACAGATGAAGCCCAAACACCAACCAGGGATGATCTTGAAAAAGAAATCGTTGATTATTGTGAAGAACTAAACGGCGAATTGGGAAAAATGCAATCATTTGGATTCAATAAGTGGTGTCGTGAAAATAAATATGAAGATGCTATTGGTATGGACAAAGGAGAAGCAATAGAAGCTATTGTTGAAGATGTTTATACTAAAATGATGGCTGAATCAGACATTCAAATATAACCTTATATTCTTTAGGGGGGCTTAATTGCTCCCCTAAAAAAATTTGTCTAAAGGAATCTAAATGAAACGAATTAATATCAAAGCTAATAAGCCTTCTTTACGTGATAGGCTTAAAACATATAGTACCCTCCCTCCAGAATTAAAAAAGCCATTATATTTTATTGATTCGGGATCATGGATGTTAAATTTGGCTCTCACCAATAATGTAGATCAAGGCTATCCAATTGGTAGAGTAATCAATCCAGTTGGAGACTATTCAACAGGTAAGACACTCCTGGCCTGTGAAGCAATAAACTCAGTTTGGTATTATCAACATATCCGCTTAAAGAAGAAAATTAAAATGTATTACGATGAACCAGAACATGCATTTGATCATCGATTAGCTTCTCAATTCAAAATGCCTTTAAAAGAGATTATTGGCCTACGTGAAGATTTAACAAGCTACAAGCGTAAGAAAGGTGAAAAACCATTTACAAGATCCAGAACAGTAGAGGATCTTTACAATAACCTTGATTGGATTTCTAAAAATGCAGGTGATGAGGATATTGTTATTTACGTTATTGATTCACTTGATTCATTAAGAGATGCAAGAGAAATTAAACACATAGAAAAAAAAGGAATTGAAAAA